AAGCGCTTGACTGTCCACAGCACCTGTTGGCTTCCATGTCCCCCAAGAAACAAGAGAGTTATCTGTGTTGTCCCAGTAAATGTACTCGTCATGATTTAAATCATCACAATAAATTAAAAACACATAAGACTTATACGGATGCATTGCTTGAGATATGTCACTTATGTTGATTGGATTTAACCTTAAGTGATCTCCCGAATAAGCATCGAATGGTATCTCAACACCCCATACCTCACGCTCCATCGTCTTCTCATCACTACCGAAGTAATATTGAGATTTAGACATTATCGCCAGTTTGAGATTGTACGAGTCTATCTTTCTGTAATTTAAAGAACCCTGATACCTAGAACTTCCCCACATTCCAGGGGTAGTCCTAGAGGGGGCAGAGTCCGCGTATTGAGGAAATGATTTAAAATCATTACTGAAATTATCATCAATCGCCGCTGGCTCTCCCCGCTGATCAAACGAAAAAGAAATCTCTTCAAGTATTGCTGTTGGCGTTGTTTCATCTAAGTCAAAAGCTGCAGACCCAGCAGAGCCTGTTGACTGAAACAACTCTTGCGTTGGCGGCAAAATAAATGGAATGCCAAACGGTCTTTTCCCAGGGTCTGTCCGCATAACAGACGCACTGCCATCCCACCCGCCAGTTGTTGTAAACAACGCTGGATTTCCAGCAAAGTTAAACGGTTGAAACAACTGCATGCCAATGTACGGAACAAACAGATTAATCCTAAAGGTTGAATCGCCAGCCTGCAGTTGCTCTTGACCTATGCGCCCAGCGCTAAGCTGAGTCGCAGTATCTGCTGATGGCCCATGCATTTGATCAACTTGCAGCTTTGTTCCGCGAGCCAGCTTTTTCCTGGTAATCTTTACCATTACTCTAATTCCTCAAGAATTGTTAAGCAGCTTGAATAGTATTGGCGAAACCAAGGAACACCTTTCCAGCCACCATGAACAAAAAGTGAACCGAAAGAACCGCCTTGCTTGTCATACTTGGGCAACATTAGTGACATCCGAACGCGGCTCTCCTGTGGAATCGGCACCTCACAATCAACAGAAATATATATACCCTTAACCCTTCCACCAGGAAAAAAATCAGGCTTCATGTCGCTTGTTGAGTTCTCTATGGGCTGCAAAATTTGACTAATATTGTCCTGACCAACAGCGAATTTGTGTTTTACAATCTCTGAATTGTTAAGGGCTCTGTTTTCAGACAAAAACAAATCGTCAACAGATAACTCTATAGACACATCTTCGCTATAACTCCCTGCCGAGTAAGGAATTGGCGGATTATCAAACGCCCAATCATTCCTAAAAGGCATTCTGTTCTTTTTGGCAGCACTGTACCCAGCAATATCTATGCTATCTGTAAGCATGAAAATCGTAAGATTTTTTACGACAACTGGCCTTTTAAAAGACCAAGCATTTTGCCAAGAATACTGGCCTGTGTCTTCATAAATTGATGCAGGAACATTGGTTCCACCCGTTTGCTCAAAACCAAACCCGTCTCCTGGGTTAACAGGAACGCCAGCAGTCTGATAACCTTTGTGCCTATGCTTGTTTGTGTAAGAGGGTGGCTCAACCACAGGGGCAACTTGAGATAAGTTTTTGGCGCTATTGTATACTGGCAAGAAAGGAAAAATTGTCCCTGTTACGCCAGTAGATTCCCTAACCCCAAGCTCTACATTGTAGTTTCCACCTGTTGAAGTTGCGTAATCAGAGCCGTCTGCCCACCCCTCAGCATGCGGCATCCAACCAGAAACAAATTGCGTTTGAGTAAACTTGTTTTTTATGTCACCTTCAGGAATTTCATTAACGTGATTTTCCAACTCTTGCAGGGCTCTTTCAACCCTTGATCCGTCAATAGTGGTGCCATCAGAAAACTGCTCTTGAGTAACGTGCCTGTTGTGTTTTTTCCAAGCCATTATAGCACCGCCGTTGAAGTAACCTGAGTTAACACCCCGCCAGTTTTGTTATACGAAGCCACAAGCTGAACGTTAGCAGCGGCCCCAGGGTTTGATATAACATTTATGGCGGAGCCTATTGTGCCTTTAAACAGACACCCCACAAGCACGCCTTTGCCGCCAGATTCAAAAGCAATAAGGCTTGATGCTTGGTCTGAGCTTGACCTGTTAAAAACACAGTTCCTAAACATCACAGTAGACGTTGGGCCAATTTCTACTAAAACGCCTGTGTGATCAGGGTCTACATTTATAAACGTAACATTCTCTATTACGACATCTTGAGAAATTACAACCTTTCTGTTTACAACACAGCCAGCAGAAACCGCCTGGAGATATGTGTCTGGCTTTGACAATGTAAACCCGCCAAACTCGCCAGGTGACAATGAGATAAAATTGTCTTTCTTTTTACCTTCCGACACATGCTGGCCAGGAGTTAAAATGTTTAACTGGGCAACCGAGGACCTGACGTCATCTCTAGTATTGCTGTCTTGCTGATCAACCAAATCAGCACCAAGCTGCATGTGCTCACGAACAAAAATGCTCACCTGCCTCTCCTTCTTCGACCGCCCATTTTTCTAAAAACAGCCTTTATAGAGTCTAGGTATAGAGCCTGTGCTCGGTTCTGTATGTGACCAAACAACATGTAGCTAAAGCTAGTTCCTTTTGCACTATCACTTGTTGCCATAGTCTCAACCTCTTCATCGTCTATAAGGTACGTCCCAACAGACTTTGAGCCAGCAGCAGGGTTGGCAAATGTAACACCGGCTTTCCCGAATGTCTTATCAACATGAGCGCCGCTAGCTGTGTAGATTCTCGTCCGAATGGTGCTCATATTAAGCCTATCCTGAATGGCTTCTGCAGAAGCTCCCTCTCCAGAATAGTCAATGATTTGGCTCATGTACTCTTTAATGTCTGTTCCGACAATCGTATTGCACAGGCCATAGACCCATTGCTCAAACAAATAATCGGCAGCGACACCAGGGCCATGACTCATCATGCGAACATAAAGCCCACGAGCTTTCTTTAAGGACTCGTTTTCGAGCCCAACAGAGACTGCTTTATATGCCCAGTCAACAGGCTGGGCAACGCTGTCCTCTTTTCTAATATCATTGTTGCCAATAACCATTTGCTCCCATGCCCACAAACTGCAATCAGAAGCAACCCCCCTTCCACCATCAGTGATGGAGTGGGTGGTCCCAGCAGTAAAAATTATGCCGCTCTGGTTCAAGTTTGCCTTGGTGGCTTTTCTTCTAAATGGAAGCCATAAGATATTGTTTATCCTGTCTGCAGTAAGGTTGAGGTTCGTAAACGCCCCAGCAGTCACCGTTCCCGTAAAATGAATCTTAATGTAATTTCCTGATTGGCTAGCTGCACCGGCAGGGCCAGCATAAACCTGAACCTCTTTAGATCCAGCAACAGGGGCTGTTAAGCCCCATCCAAACCCGTTTGCTGCCCTCTCGTTAAAAAGATTGAACTCAATCTCTGTCGATGTTGCCCCCCTAAATATTGGCTCCCAGTTTTCGTTATCAAAATAAACATGCAAGTCTAGATCAGAAACGCCACTTCCCCAGGTGTTGCCACCTGGCTGTGTCACTGGCATGCATTTAAGAGGAACAGCAACAACATAGTCATCCTCTCCAACCGTTGTCCCACTTGCAGCAAAAGTGTAGCCGTATGGAAGCCTTACCCACTTGTCCAAGAGGAACAAAGATGGAACTGATGTGCCATTGTTCCTAACAACATACTTTCCTTCTGCAAGGCGGTTATCCTCATCCTCTACGCTGCGGTCAATTCCCCCTCCTCTTCCATATTGAAGAAGATAGTAGCTTGATGACCTAGTAGAGTCATTTACCGGAGTGGTAGGTCCGCCCTGCAGCTTTGCACTATCCACAAGAGACTGAACATCTAAAGACCCAATAAGGTACAGCGCAGTCTGGCCTGCAACATACCACGGGTTTTTAATGTTTTGCTGAATACCAACATCGCTTACTGGCGTGGCTGGTGAAGTATCCAAGTGAACAACACTTTCAGTAGTCCATACAGACCACTTTGCATCTCTATAACATAAAGTTACATTCTCTTCTGGCATAGATATCAAGATCGTTCGCAGCGATGGCGAATACGTCATATTTACGCCTTTGCTGCTAAACATCACAGTGGTGTTTGGCTGCTGGTTTGTCGTTGATGTCCAGCCGTTGTCTACATAATAGGATGTCATCGGATTTTTAATAAACGACGTAAACAGCGGAGAAAAATCGTTGCTTATGTTTGTTATCCCAAACCCTCCAGACATGCTGTAGACACCATTCTTGTCTATCCACATTAACGTGCTGTCGACAGTCGCATACGCATTGCTAGACAGGCAGCCAATGTTCCCAGAAAGCTGGGTTAGTCTGCCTTGACTAGACAAGGCGCCTCCAACGCTTGGGCGGTAAAGCCATGTTTCGCTTTCTGTAAAGACAATTAGGCTATCGCTATGCTCAACAACTCCAGTAATGCTTTGTTCGCTGCCTATGTCTACAGTGTTTAGGGAAATAATGCTTGCCGGATAGTTTCTGTCAGAAAAATACAGATTTCTCCCAGATGCATAAACAAGTCGGTTTTCAATTACCGCAAGATCAACAGGATTTGAAAATGTGCTGCGATCAAAGTACGCATAGCCGTCTGAAAAGATGCCAGGAAATGCAAACGATGGGGTGATTAGAGAAGACTCTCCATAGCCAAGACCGTCGTAAGACATGCGAAGTTTATCTACAAACTTGTGCCTGTTGCTCTTAAATACCGATGGCCTGTAAGCATAGACACCCATATCCTCTGAACCAAAAAACAGCACGTCATCGTATTGCTGAAAAAACACATTTGCGTCTGATGCAATCACCCAGTCCTGATAGTCTTTCTCATATCCAGATTCATAAATTGCATGCCAAAAAGGCATCTCAATAACGTCTCTGTTGTTTTCAGAGGTATGCTTGTAGATTACATCTTCGTAGGTTGTTCTGGCTGTAATGTCGTCAATGCGAACGCAATAAATGCTTAAGAACTGAGCGGCCCCACGTATGTTTGACACAGTAACATCTGCCCTAAACACAGACACAATTTGCTCATGGTCAAAGTCTGTAACAATAAGGGTTGATCCTAAATGCTCTTGGTACCCCCAATCGGTACTTGGTGTTGCGCCATCATTAGGATTGACAGACATGGTTGTCGTAAGTTGATTAACTTGCCCAAACCCTTTTCGGACCTGCCAAGCATCCTCACGCCATATCATATTAAGGGCAAACGCTCCTGGCACGCTTGACGCTGACTGAAGGCCGTTGCCTAAAAGCTCAACCTCATTACCCTGAACGGCCATTCTGCCCCCTAAATTGATGTATAGCTATTGAGTACCCGATTCACATAATGCCCAGCGTTGTTGTTTCGCTCCACCATGTATTCCATCAAGTTGTCTATGCGTGTTGCAAGTTGCATCATTAGCGGCTGATTGATTGCCCCGTCTCTAATGGCATATTGCTTATAAGCAAGTAATGCGATCACATCATGAAACATGGTCAGGTCATCAATAAAGTCTGATGCTGCTTGCCAGTCAATGTCTGCCTCTGGAACGTACTCAACCAAGACTTTTCCTGTCCTGTTTGCAGATAGCTTCAGTTTTGTTCCTATTAGCATCGCCGATTGGACAACAGAATTAAGCGCCCTGTAATTTGGCACAATCTGAAACGTCCAAAGAATGTCACCGCTGTCGTTTGTTGCATGAACTCCGGTAAGGTATTCAAGCCTTTTTGTTGCTACAGGTACTGATGCGCCTAGAATTCTTACTGCTGATGCTGGGTCGGCCAGGTCGTACTCATCTGTTGTATAATCTAGCGTTACAGTTGAGTAATAGGTGTATGGGTCTTGTTGGATAACGAGCCTTCTAAACTCTTCATACCCTCGATCTAGATAAATCTGTATATCGGCATCTGTAAGCCATGTGGCATCTGGCTCATCTGCATACTGCTTAAAAAGACTAAAGACTTCACCAGTGTTCATAGTGCTCCTCCACCCTTTTGTACTGTCATTAGGGCTTCAGCACCCTTTGCCATTCTAGCTTTTGCTTGATTTACCGAGCTAGCAGATTCTGAAATATCTATTTGCTCTCGTGTCATTTGGTCACGAGCCAATGCGCTTTGTGCGGCTACAAGATTCCCAGCAAACTGATCATCTGATTGCGATGGAGGCGCTGCTCTTGGGAACACCGTATTCATTGTAGATAGTTGTTGATAAGCCTCTTCTCCTTGGCCAAACGTCTCAATAGATATAAGTACATCGCTAATGTAGTCTTGTTTGTCCCTTGGAAGTTCGTAGAACTTTTCGGTTTGCATAAACTTAGAAAAGACTTCTTTGAACGCTTCAAGGTCATCATAACGGTAGACGTAAATTTCGTAGCCTTCTGCTGCACGCATAAGAAGCTCTTGCGCGTGTGACATAGATTGAATCTTTTCGGTCACGTTTGCGTTCGATGTTCTAAATGACATTTCCTTAAGAGCATCTTCTTTGTCGATAAGGCCCATCTGCATAAGTTCCATGATTTTAGCATCACGGTCTTGAGCTTCGTGTCTAAATAGAGATCCTGCTTCAAGGAATATTTCTGGATCGTTAACCAAGTCTTCAGACTTAACCTCATGAAAGATAACGCGGCCTACGTCGTCCATCATTCGCATCCACTTAGACTTGCTGTAGTGCTTCTTCATTTGAGATAAGACGCACTGGGCCATGTCTCGAACTCCGCGCTCGATATTAGACTGGCTAATCTGTAGTTGGCTCATATCGCGCTCTGAGAGGGCCTGTATGGCCTTTCCTGACGATATGCCTACCGCACGCCTACCAAGAGACACGGAATGGATTCCTGCCACATCTCCCATCTCTGAGTGGATGCGTTGAATATTGTCTAGCACATAGCCAGGAAGTGGGGCTGGTTGCATCTGCGTAGGTGCGCCACCGGCTATGTTATAGTAAATCACCTCTCCAGGTCGGTTTGTAAACGACCCTTTGGGAACGCCTGAGTTCTTTGGCACAATCCACTTTGGATTTCCCATAAGCTCAACGTTCATGAGCATTTGGGTTCGAGCTTTGTTGTAGTATGCTTGAAGTTCTAGCAGTGGGCGAACAAGGCCGAGCCCCCACAACTGCGTAGGAATTTTTGTGTACCGAATTATTTGAATCGGAAACACATCACCGAAGTTATCTTCTTTATACACATACTTGTTGTTGAGCATGATCGCGTGGCGACCGTCACGCCAGTAGATTTCATATAGCTCGACCCTGTTCCCCGGTTTGTGGTCGCCCCACAGCGACGTGTCATATTGTGTCTGAGGGGATTCCTCAATGAATGTTGAATACTTAGGATACGCTTCTTTAAGCGCCTCTTTAGTATGGTATGTTTTTATTGCGATCCATTGAGATTCATCAGGATCTATAATTTTAGGCTCAAACACAACATCGTAGGGCGAGTGAGCCACTGTTCTCACTTCTTCTTTTTCGCCATCATAATAGGTATGAAGCGCAGTTGTGCCTGCGATTAGAAGCCACTCTATTGCGGTTTCAACTGTTTTGCGGACATCATCTGCTGACCAGTAATACCGCAATGCGGTTTCACTGCTTTTAGCTTTTAGTATATCTTCAGTAGATGGTGTTGCTGGCATAACAGCAATTGAAGGGTAGGCGATGGCTAGCCTAGAAAGTATGCTTCGATACATGTTAAGGATAAGGTTTACGGTGACCTGAGAGTCTTGGCCAGCGCCTTGTCCTTGAAGCAGGAAGTCTTTTACTTTTCTGTCATACCTGAGCCATTGGTTGCCTGACAGGAAATGAACACATAAGTCCCAATCGACCTGTTCCTGCTTCCTGTCTTGTTCGGATTGCTGGATTAAACGACCGATATTTGATGGGAACTTTTCCATTAGTAAGTTTCCTCTTCTTCCTCTTCTTCCTCGACTATCTCTTCTTGCGGCCTTAACTGACTGAGCATGTCTTTTCCTGCCAGATCTTCGCCTTGTGTTGGAACTGGCTGCTCTCGTTTCTTAAGGACTTCCATTATTGCGTCGAGCTTTTTGTCTCGATTGCTGGAGTCGTCTTTTTCCTTAGTTGCCTCTTTAGCTGCGGCAGATGCTCCTGCTGCTGCGCCTTCCATGTCACCAGTGACAAGCGACCCGACGCCCTTAACCGCTGCTCCAATGGCTGGGCCAGCGCCAGGTATAAAGGAAAGGGCAGTGCCTGCCAGGTCAGTAAGACCTTTCATGCCTGCTTTTTTTCGTGCTTGTTCTTTACGGTTTAAATCTGCCAGTGCCTTAGCCATGTTCTCTCCTGAGATCAGTCCTCTTCATTCCTGCCAATTCCCTT